ATATTTGACTCTACCTGTCCACCCATTCCTGCAGCTTTTGCTAACTCAATTGCTTGCTGAGTTTGTTTGGCTAATGCTTCTGCAGATTTTGTTTGTACATCTAATCCTACAACACCTTTGAGACCATTAACTATTTTTTCGTAAATGCCCATGCTATCTATAGCAATTTTGGCATCTATATTAGCCTGCTTTGCATTTCTAGAAATTTCTGTAAATGCATTAGCTAGTGCATTAATACCCTCAATACTTCTAGTATTTCCTGCAGAAGTTTCGTATAGTAGCGCTAAGGTTCTTTTAGCATTAGCAGCAGATTCTTCTGAGGCATCAATAGCTGAACTAAATTTGTTTAATTCTTTTGCGTTATTAGATAGCAATACATCTAATACGGAGAAAACTGCTACAACCATTCCAATAATATTAAGTGCTGAGGCAATAGCTGCGCCAAAACTAGCCGCTACGGATGTTGCTATAGCAAAACCACCCCTAATTTTTAGCATACCTTTATCAATTTTGCTAAGCTTTAGGTCGGAGCTATCTATTTCCGCATTAAATAATTTCCAAGCATCTGTGGCACCAATTAAGTCACGATTATATGCTGCACTAGCAATTAGTTTTCTTTTATCTGCAGACTCTTGCGCTTTATTAGCAACTTCAATATTACCTGCTAAAGCACTATTACCTGCTTCTAACTGTTTTGTTCTTTGCTCTTCGGCCATTCTAACTTTTGTAACTTGTTCCTCTAAAGTTTGATATGCTTTAAAAGATTCTATTGTGCCTTTTACAGCTTCTGCGGCTTGTATATTACCTTCTTTTAGATATTTACGCCGCTCTTCTTCCATCTTTTTAAAATCTCTGCCACCAACATCAGCAGTATCCTTAGCTAGTGCAGCGGCTGTCGCACCTTTTGGATCAAATTGACCTTGTTTACGTAATTCAGCAATTTTATTTTCTTGTTTTGTTACTGCTGCAAGCGCTGCATCGGCTTCTGCTTCAAAATCTTTAGTGGCTAATCTTTCAATACGTTTTCTAGCCTCTCTAGCATCTTCAGATCTTTGTATTGCTATTGCAAGGGCTTCGTCGGCTGATTTTTTAAAACCTTCTTTAAATTGTCCAAATGCTGGCAATGCTTGTTTAACAAGAGCTATACCAATACTTCCAATAGCAGCAGCTAAAGCTACCGGACTTTGTGATAGTAGATTAATAAGTGGGCCTAAAACTTTATTAATAAGTTCTAATCCGTTTTGTGCTAAATTTTGTAATGAAGCAACTAATTTATCATATGGATTAGCATTTACAGCATCGCCAAGTACAGCAAATTTTTCTTCACCTTCTTTTAACACTGCATTAAGAAATGCTTGGCGTTTTTCATAATCTGTAAGTGAAGTAGCACTTTTACCAAGACTTCTAGCATAGGCGTCAGTTGCCGGGCCAATTTTAGTAAATAAACCTAATTCGTCTAGTAATTCAGGTTCTAGTTTAGTAACACCGCGACTTAATCTGTTAAGTGCATCTGGCATACTAATACCTAGACTTAAACTAGCATTTTTAGCAACTACTGCTAATCGCTCAATATCTTTGTTAGCAATACCTGCTGCACTACTTTTTGCTACGGCTTGCATAGCTTCTTGCAGTGAAATTGCTCCATCAGCTGCTGCTACAACATTTTTACTGACAGTACCCAAACTTTTACCGACGCTGGCACCTAATTGATCCATACTACGAATCATATTAGTAGTATCCATAGCACGACTAAGCGCACCAAAAGCAGCACTGACCGCAAATACGTTAGCGGCATAGGTTGCATACAGACGAACTAAACCACCTAAGCCTTGAGATTCTTTAGCAAAATCTCGACTAGCAGCACCTGTTCCAGCTCCTGTTGCACGTAGTGTTCCATATGCACTACCACTCATTGCACTATTTGCAACGGATCTTGAACCGGCGGTGCCACCCATAGGCGGCCGTGGTCCACTAGGCATAGCTTGTCCAGCTCCTGGTTGAGTAGTACCACCCATATTAATTCTATTTGCAGCGTTTTGAACTGCTTCTACTCTATTAAGTAGCGTTTCAATATTTTTAATCAGTCTGTCAGTGCTACCATTGTCTGTAACATTAACGACATGATTTGTAGTATTATCTGTAGCCATTATATCTCCTAATAGCGACCTTTACTGCTTTTAAAATTTTTAAGGCAGTTTTACTTTAAACACGATTATAACACAAGGGCAACAACTTGTCAACTATAAAATTTACAGCAATAAAAAAGCCCTAGCAGAAAATCTGCTAGGGCTTTTTGTCCATTTTTGCTTTTAGTTTTTCAGCAATAACTTTGCTTCTACAAGTGTCCATTTCTTGTAAAAAGCTAATTGAAAGCAAGTGCTCAGATTCATCTAAGCCGTATAGCTTAAATAAATTAAATATTAAATTGTAGTCTTTACCTAAGTAGTTACCATTCATAGTATCCCATATATCGGGCAGTATTCTATAAATTAAAAAACACTGTATTACTAATTCTGGAAAATCTTCGATTTCAACTGGTATTTCGGAATCAACAGGTTCAGAACCCATCATTTCACACATTTCAAAATACTTATCCTTAGTCATACTAAGTTCAGCATTTTGATAGTAAATACTAAGACTACTATTTACGTTATTTACTTGCTCGTAGAAAAGTTTCCCAAGTCTGTTACCTGTTCGCTAATAAATGCGTCAAAGTTGCTGGAACTTTTCATTAATTGTAGTGCATTTTCTTCACTATACTCAAGTTCTGCATCTGCATCTTGACTACTAATATCTACAGGTGCTAATTGCTCTAGATACTTAAGTTTAAGTCCAGTCCAGCCTTTAATACTAGCCTTGACATATAATTCTAGGAAAAGATCGTCATTCATTTCTTCAACGGGTTGACGATTTTTAAATACGGTTTTTGTTGATTTTTTGCGAATTGTTTGCAGAGTTTCACGAGATAAAAATGCAATCTGAATTTTAAAATCAGGCATTCCGGGATACTCAACTTCAAGCGGCTTTGAAGGAACTAGTAGGGTTTTTAAGGAAAATGTTGACATAAGTACCTGTTATTTTTAAAAGTGCCGGGCACTAGTGCCCGGCGTTTATTTTACTATTTAATTAAATTACTGCGTCAGCAACGTAATATCTAATTTCAATTTCGTTATTAGAACCAATATCAAACGCGCTACCTGTATAACCTTGAGCTGTAAAGCCAATAGTTGTACTAATAACTTGTTCAGTTGCTACTGTTGGAACCTGTAACACACAAGCTGGCATTACTAGATCAACACGAGTAAGTGTTGTAGGGCTGCCACCAATACTTAATTTAACATTAAATGCTGGATTAACATCAGTAATACTCTTTGTTAAAATGCTATTTAAAAGTGCAGTAGCACTACCAGTACCAGTACGCAAATAAGCATTAATTGAACCAGTAATAGCACGAGTTCCGGTAAAATAAGTAATAGGCTTATTAACAACACCTAAGTTACTAGGCGTTAAATAGGTTACATTGTTTGCTAGTGTAAGTGAACCACCAGTTAATGCAATACTGTAGCTAGTAGTACTACCACTAATATCTTCAAATAGTGTTAAGCTACTTAGTTTGTTAGCTAGATAAGCAGCTTTTGTATTTTTTACACTTGATTCACCAATAAAGATAGTGTTACTACTACCAGCAGCACTAGCTGTTACTTTAGTTGCTGAGTCTACTAGTGTAGTTTTATCAAACTGACGAATTGCGCTGGCTTTACCTGCCCACTGAATTGTGGCAATTGTATCTAGGCCAAAATCCATTGTGGCTGAATCCATAACGCAGTTATCAATCACAAAGGTTGCATCATCCATACAGATAATCATACCAAAAGGCAATAACTGATTTCTACCAGATTGAGCAAGTGAAACAATTGCTGGGCCAGAACTACTAGTACCACTACTAGCAGCAGTCCAGGCTGCTCCTGTAGCACCAATATCTGCATAACCAAACATTGCATTCCACAGAATTTTTTCTTCAGCGTCTGCAATAGTAGTACCAATTGCGCTTTGGCTATCAGCTGGGCGAATATAAGTACTAAAGCTAAAGTCTACTGGCTCTAGTGCTGTGTTAAAGTTACGCTGACCACGATTAGGTGTAGTACCTGCTTCATTAAGTGTAACTGTTTCTGTAGTAGTATTTTGACTAAAAGCCAAACCATCTAGAACTTGAATTTCAAAAGTCTCGGCAGTACTAAAGTCAATTCCAGTACCTACGCCGGTTGTTACAACGCCATAAGTATCTACTTTTCTAGTAAAAAATACCCTGGCGTTACGAATTAGATTAAATGCCATTTTTATTTCCTTTTTGTTAATGCTTTAGTACATAAACTAGACATTTATCTGTTATCAGTACTTTGGCATGGTTGCTTACATGACCTGGTATCGGACTTGCAAGTTAATCTCACCTACTGCATAAGGAGCAAGGAGACCCTCGTCAGTGGTAATTGACTGAACTAATATTTCAGTTGTGGAATAACCCTTTACAGAATCATAAACTACTTGACGATTTGCATCTACACAAGTTTCTACATCTTCTAAAAGTTTTTCTAGTTGTTCACTACTAGACTCGCCATGACAATAAACTTTTACACAAATATTTAAATATCCCCAAGCAAATCCTCCTGGATGATACTCGCGCATTTCAGTGCCTGGAGTTAAGTAAACTGCAGGAAAATCCTCTACTTCATCCCAGAATTTTAACTTGGCATAGGCATTTTGAAATAGGTTAACCTGATAAGGAGTTGTGCCATTAATCAGGTTAAGTTTTTCAGTAAGGGCTTTTATAATAGATGTTCTCTTACTCATACTAATACTGCCCTTAATCTATTATCTACTCTAGTCTGAGCAATTTCCCTAATTGATTTGCTTATTAATAACTTAGGATCTCTAGATCTAGGAGACTGTTGTTGACCGCCTTCACTAAATGTACCATAAGGATTACGCATATAAGTATAAAATACAGTAATCATTTCTTCACGACTTAAACTCATTCGCTCAATTTTAACACTTTCAGCAAATCTACCTGTACGTAAGTTTAATATATCTTTACGATTACCAGTGCCCATGTTTTCTTTTACACGCTGAGTTATCATTGAGTTTAATAAATTTTGCAGACTTATTAAACTTGGAAAACTAGCTTTATCGGGTACTTTTACTTTTTCTTTTACAATAGTAATATTTTTACTCTGTACTTGAACATTTGGACTTTTGCCCTTGATAGTTTTTGACTTCTTATGTTCAGCATGAGTCTTTAGTTTTTTACCATTACGTGCAAAAGTATTAAAAATATGCTCATTAATATCTTCAAGTATGGTATTAGATCCAGCAATATCCTCTATCTTCAACTTTGATAGTTTAAGAGCAATATTTGCTTTTAACGTATTAAAAATTCTAAGTTCTTCTTCAGAAAACTTTTTATTTAGTTTCTGACGATGTAATGTAACTACTACATATAAACTACCAAGTTTATTTTTAATAGACTTGATTGATTCTGGTGTTACATTTTTAAATGAATAACTAATATCTGCTTGAATAGAGTATAAATCACTTAAAGCTTTTTGAGCTTCTGCTACAATTACAGGATTATTAGTTTGTGTACCTAATTTTAATATATCAGATATTTTTAATTCTAGTGGCGATACTAAATTTTCTTCGCCTTCAGTAGCAATATGTCCAATATCAACTTTAGTTCTAGTAGTTTTTGTATAGCTTCCACTAGCTTGACCGGCTTTATTAACTACTGCTTTATATAATGTATTCTGTCCAAACGCAGTTTTTATAAGTGCAGGATCTCTACTTACATTATTAGTAATGTAATTTCTAATAGGATCAAATCCTCTAGCTACTAAAAATCTATAACTATCACTACCGTTGATATACACAAATGGAGCATTCTTTTTATCAAAGTATCCATCAGGTAGATCTTCTATAGAACTATATTGCCTAGTAGCTGTTTTATTAAGTACTTCTACTAAAGTTCTGTAAGCATAATTATATGCATCAATATGTACTTTAGTGTTTCTATACACATTTACTTTTAAAGCATCATATGATAAATCAAGAATGGTTAATTTTTTATCTAGTGACTCTCTATAGTCTGTAGATAAGATTTTATTAATTTCTGGATCAATAAGATTTAGGGCATCTTCTAAAGTAACTCGTGCCATTATGTATAATCCGCCCTATATTGGTCTAGGATACGACGAATGTGCGCAGGTAGTTGACTACTAGTAATATACTCAATTTGAGTTTTGTTCGTACCTGGAGCACTATTACTGTGTACACTCATATCGTTTTTACGATAATAGGTAATCAAGTCCATAATACCAATTTCTAGATCTTGTGGTGTATCATCATAGCCAGCAGTATAAATTACTTTATAGCCTTGTAGGTATACTGGAAATTTTGAACCAATTAGGTTTACTACAGTATCATCACGCTTAATCCAGTTTACATACTGTGTTAGCAAAGTCCACGTTTGACCGTAGTCTTGGCTATAAGATACGCTAGTAACTGCATTAACAGGTGGTTCGCTTAAAATAAAGTGGCTGGTACCGCCGTCAAAAATCTCAGTTTTTGCTGTAACAAAGTAATCTACAAAAGTTCTGTTACAATAACGCTTTACAAAATCACTTACGCGAGGAATAAGGGCATCAATCTCAGCATCGTAATTGGTACTTTTAATTCCGGCATAAATCTTATAATCTGCCCGTGTTGTTAAATTTAGTCCCATATTTACCTCGTTTGTCTTTTAAATAAGCTCCTTGAAGCCTATTTAAAAAACAGGGCCTTTCAGCCCTGTTTTTTGTAAACAACAGATTAAGTTGTATACTTGAGTGTAGCAACGGCGTTGCCAAGATTGCTAGTAACACGAGTCATACCAGTACGTAGGCTGGCAACCATAACACGACGCTGTGTTTCGACTAGTTCTTGTGTGTCGATACGTAGGCCACGCTGATTACCAACAACGAAGTTACTAGGAGCAACAGCTAGTGCGCCAAACGCGGTATTAGCACGATCAGCAAACTCGCCAGAGACGAGAACTGGGCTATTACCGATTTGACCAATTTGACCAGTTAGCAATGTAGCTTGTGGACCAACTTGGTTCATTGTTTGGAAGGTTGAATCCTCAAGCAAGTTGTAGTAAACATCGCTGTTAACGATGAAAACAACATCAGCTGGATCAAGACCCCAAACGCCAAGACCTTTACGAAGTGCACGTAGGTTAGCAACTGTAGCAGTACCACTACTAGCTGAAACTGTAGTAACAGTACCGGATGCGTCATATGTTGTAAGACCAGCAACTGGATCGCTACCGCTACCAGCACCACGCAAGAAAGCG